CTGCCATGTCTACACTACCTTCTGGTACAAGTATCTTAGTATTAGTACTTGTAGTTGCATGCGCTACTATCAATGAACGCATCTTATTAATATATTCTTGTAACCCTTTAACCATTCTAATGTCAGATTGAGGATAAGGTGTTCTAGTATGTAGACTCATAAATGGTATAATAGGATAATCTTCTATAGGCAATTCTCTGCTGTATAAATGTTTATCACCAATAATAACACACATATAAACTCGTTTTACTTGAATATTAACTACCTGAATCTGGTTTTGAGCAACCAAATCCATATAAGCTATTTGTTCAATATTTAATTCTTGTGGCATATTAGGAACCAAAGCATTGTCCTCTAGTCCCATTTGGTCCATCTGACTAGCCATTTGCATTTCATGTTGCTGTTTCATCTGCTCGTACTGAGCTAGTAATTGCTTAACTTGATTTTCATCAACCATAATTTGACCATTTACAATCCATGCTGGCTTTTGAAGATATTCTTGATACTCATCTTCATCCAATAAATGCTCATCCTTGCTAAATACCTCGTAGATTCTATATCTATCAACCATTTTTTTGTAATATCTCTCATACCCTCTAACATACTCATCGTTATGAGTTCTGTCTACATCTTCTGGGAAATGAGCTGCAAAATCATTTGCTCTGCCAGTAGCAGGTCTATCATGGTCAAAGTCAGCAGTATTGTTATTAGCATTTCTAATAGCCTTTTCGTACATCGGATACAATTTAGCTGCTTGGTCTTTAGTAAATAATCTTGATACTATAATATTTTCAGCATCATTAAAAAACTTATCTCTAGAATTAGGGTCTACATAAACATCAAGTGGGTCTACGTCATGCATGCAAACCTCACCTTTACCCATATCCATCATAGGGTCTTGATAAACTTGTATATATCCTAAACCAGTAACGTAGTAATCATCAATCATCTGTCTTACTACTGTTCTTCCATCAGATATGTCATACATATATGCCAATAATGCACTTAATGTTTGAGCTACCTTATTGTCAGAGTCTTCTCTAGGAGCCACTCTAAATGATGGTCTATTTGCAGACATCATAGATTTAGCTGCTTCTACAGCAGGATGTATTCTATTAACAACAATAGGGGCTTGCCCCCTTGCCTTTAAAATGTCTTCTTGCTCTTTAGTCCATTGCCTCCCTAGTCTAAACTCTTTATCTTCTTGAACATGCTGAGCCCATGAGTCTCTCTTTTTGCCATATTCTTGCCATAAATCAAGAGTTTCGTCTACTAGAGGTTTGCCTGAAAGTTTCTTTTTATTGGTATTTGCCATCTTGCTAATTTAACTCCTACATAGTCAACCAATCAAGGAATTTCTTTTTTTGTTTTTTCTGTACTTTTTCACCATCATATTCTTTAAGTCTACATGGCTTAGCTCCATCGAGAGCTGTCCATACTCCATCCATGACATCATCATGCTTTCCTCTGGGGTATGATAGAAATTCTTGTTGGCCTTTTATATCTTCGGGTCTCCAATAGAATTGCTTTCTAGCAAACATTGGGATTAAAGATAGTAATCGTTCTGATTTTCTAGTCCTTGGCTTTACACCCTTTTCTAATCCAGGAATGTATAACCCTTTTTCTTTCATAATATCTCTAACGCCTACTCTAAGAGCTTCCTGATAACCAGTAGTCTCTATTTTCATTCTTCTAGGCTTATATTTCATAAAAGTATCGATAATGAGTTGTGGTTGCTTAGATGGAGACACTCTTTCTCTGACTACATCAATAACATATTTATTGTTTTCATTATCTATCCCAATAGTAGCAATAACGAAATAGTCCGCACGAGCCGACAGGGAGGAGGCTGGGTCCACTCCGCTATATACTTCTATTGGAATAACTTTTTCTTCATCGTCTATTTTTCTAACTAAACATCCTTGTCCATTTTTTATTTCAAAGTCATAATGATGTAGCTGCATCCACTCAGGTTTAAATGGAGCATTATCAGGTGACTGAGCTATATTCATATATTCTTGATAAAAACCATTGAGATTTCCAATACTAGCAAACTCATCTTTGATTTGCAAGATTCGTTCTCTTGGAAATCTTTCGGGCCAGATACTCTCTTCATCATCATCCCATATACTATACCATAGGACATTCCACGACTTGGATTCTTTTATCCAGTATAAAAAACAGTCTTCAGATATTACGGTACCTATCATTACTACTTTACCATCATCTGATAATGAAGGAATAACAGCTTCTGTCATCCATTTTTTATTTTTAGCTCTAGCTTCTGGCGTATATGCATTAAGTTCTGATTCAAAATCATCTACAACAATAAGATTAGGACGAGTATCACCTTCAATAAATCCCCTAACTCTTTGTCCTGTACCCACAGCTATAATTCTAGTACCATTAGCTAGTATAACATCATTATTTGTCCATCTCTTAGCAGTTTCAGGGCCCATCTCTCCAAATAACTCTCTAAAAGTATCTGAATTAGTTAAATGGTATTTAATTCTAGATAAGAAGTTAATAGACTGAGTCTGTGATTCTGATATAATAACTATAAATAAATCCTCGTCACTTCTTTTAAAAGCCGCTTTCCATAAAGGGTATATTAAAGATGTAGTAGTACTTTTAGCCGTACCACGAGGGGCCGCTATTGCGACCCTTCGCTGTTCGTTATCGGATAAGGACTTGTATATATCGAAGTGGAAAGGAGGTATCTCCTTTCGGAGGGCTGTTGGGAAGCAGTACCTTCCAAACAAAGCCATATTCTTATACAGCTTTTTTAAAGCTTGTTGTTGAGCATATTGCTCTTCGTAATCACTCATCTAGTTCTTTGGTCGTTGTCCTTGACGCTGCTATCTGAGATTCTTCTTTTACAATATCATCTATCATAGTAACAGATTTAGATTCTATCCTGTCGACAGTCTTCTCCATATGCTTATCTTTCATTCCATGCATATCCTGAAGATTCTCTACTGCACGCATAATATTAGAAACATCTTTCTTTTCTTTGGCCATCTTAATGCCTTCTTCAAGCAAATCTAAGGTATAACCTTCAGTTAGGCCATGGTCTTTTAATAACTTTTGTCTTTCTTCTTGTACCATTTTTTTAAAAACCTCCGATTTCATTGTTCTTTTCCATTTACGTCTTTGAGAGCTAGTTACAGCTCCTAAAGCCCATTCAATGGCTAAATCATAATCTGGCTTCAATGCAAACATCTCTGCCAGACTCTGCATTTTATTCTGTCCTGACTGAACTTCTATATAACTCTTACCTGTAAAGGTTACATTAGTTTTCCTGCCAGCCACGACGAGCTTCTTACTAGGATATTTAGGATTAAAAAAGGTATAACCCCAAGGAAAGCGAAGATATATACTATTGCGACCAGTGCTCGAAGTATATACCCTCTTGGATATGACTTGAGAAACATAGCCGTCGTCACTCGCTCCGTAATCTCCTTCTTCAACTTCCCTCCAGTGCTTAAATGCGAGTCCAGACTCATTTGCTTCCTCCTCCCTAAAGACCTTATATGTTTTAGGTCCTTGCCTATGGTTTATTTCTATTTCATACATTAATAATTAAAAGCAAGTTCCTCTGTGTTTGGCATGTTATTTAAATCAAAAGCTCCCATAGATTCATCGAATGAAGCAAGGTGACCTGCCCTTTTAGATGCATCTCCTGCCCAGTGAAAAGGAGCCCAAAATCTTTCTCCTAAATTCTTAGAATCAATCCCTTTTAATGTTGCTGAGGGATGATATCTTGTATTTGCTAAAAATAACATTTTTTGTTGCTCATCAGTTAGTTTCGAAGCATCAAAACCGCTTTTATCCATACCTTCTTGATTAAGCCAAGCAGGAGTTTCCTGTCCTTGTTCTTCAAACCATCTGGCTAATCTATTTCTTCCAGTCATACCACCGCCTTCAGCTCCTAGCTCAAACTGGAACAATCCTCTTCCCGGCCCGCCACCATATTGCTGTATTGCTGGGTTCATAGTCCCCGCTGACTCATGATATGCAATTCTATTCATTATATCTTCTAAGCTACTAGAATCTTGACCCCATCGCTCACCAAGGTCTTTTACCATTTTATCGTAACTAGAGCTATCAGTTTGCTCTACTTGATTGTAATTATTAGTATTCTCCATGTTACTAACCTCATTTACCTTCTGATTTAAAGGATTTAGAGGGTTGTCACTAGGTTTTTCGTTAACTGGGGGAGTATATTGATAATCAGGAGGTACAGGAGGACCTTGAAATTCTGGTTCCTGACTGCCTCTGCCGAACATTTCACCTATTAAACCAGGTACCCCCCCTGGAACAGTACCACTATATTCAAAGCCAGTAGTATCTCCAGCTTCATTAGTAACGTATTTATCAGGCTTTCTGCCCATTAATAATTCTATTATATTCTTAGCCATTAAAATACTCCCTTTTTATAAAAGCTCTTCTTCGTCTATCATACGCTTAATGCCCTTCCAGCCTTCAGTTGAAAACATTTTATCCTTTACGATACCAGCAGGACTTGTCCCTACTTTTTTAGCATCAGCTATAATTTTGTCGATATTCTTTAATCCTCTACCAGGAGCTTGTGGTGGGCCTGTACGCCTAAGACCTCTTCTGCCCATTCTCATCAATTGGTCTCTACCTATTCTTGCCGTATCCATCACATCTTCTGGTCTAATACCCATAGTAGTTCCTAAGTTATCGGCACCTCTTAACTGACTACGAAGACCCACATCCTTCATTGTCTTGTTTACCACTCTCTGGCTAATTCCATACTTTGGCGCCATCTTTCTAGCTGCCGCATATCCAAACTTTTTTACCAATATTAAAAATAATCTAGCCATTAAAATTCACCCATTTTATTGTTGTACCAAGCTAACTCTTCACTTAACGCTCTGTTTCTTTCGGCTATTTCCATATCTAATTTCCTCTCAGCTTTTCTAGACTGGAAATCTCCCCTCTTTGGCCTCATCTTAAATTCTTTTAAACCAATCTTTTTCTGTTCAGCATTAATACTCTTAAATGCCTTCTTGATAGACCTATTATCAAAACCTAGTCTCTGAGCCATTCTAATACCTGTTTTTACGCCATGCCTCGCCAATAAACGACCAAGCACCATTACTATCGCACTACCTGCCATATTTTACTCTCCCTTTGAGTCCATTTTATTACCAATGCTGGTGGAATAAATAACTTTCTTCTTTTTCTTTGCCATTAAAGTACTCCTTTTAACTTCACTCTAATACTTCTTCTTTGGCTTGCTCTTCTTTACTTTTTTAGCCTTTGCCTTAGATTTTTTAGCTGGCCTACCTACCTTACTTCCGTATGTTCCTTTACCCTTTGGCATAATAATCTCCTACATATTTGGTTGACCTCATAAATTAAGAAAAAAACAGACAACAATGCAAATACTATGTTCTCGCGCGCAATGGTACCTAAGTAAGTACTTAAACTCTGTCTTTATTCTTAAGTAAAGTAAGTACTGAATATCAGTAGCCAACTTAAGTGCTTATAGTACTACTTATAGTACTACTACGTAGTAAAATAAGACTATTTGAGAATTTTCCAACAAAAATTTTTGTCAGATGCAAAATAAATGCCTCTATTGCACGAATAATAGACGAGAGAGTTAGGTTGAATTTCGAAAAAATATATGTAGAATGTATGCACCTGATATACCATTGACGCCCCGGGGTTGAATTTACGGGTGTGGGGGGTCAATCTGTGTTGAAAAACCTATGTATATTGACCCCAGCTCCACCACCACTACTAAAACCAACTCATTTACTCTTGGCTACAAACATTGTGTGCCAATCTATGTGTTTGTGCTAGTTGTTTTCATTCGTTGCTTTTATCCGTTACGCCTTATCTTTCTTTGATGTAAATACCTGTATTATCTATTTTACTACACATACACTACCTTTAGCTCTACTCCCCGATGTGTAGTAAAGCTCTTATTTGGTACCATTTACACAAAGAAAGAACGGGTATTCACCACCCTCCTCCGTCAATCTTTTTCCTCTTCTATTTAGCGATTATTTAAATAAACAAAAAAAGGATAAAAGAAAATGAAAACACTAATAGAAACAATTCAAAAATTAAATTTAACTAAGGATATTAAATCTTTGCTAAGAACGATTGTATCTGATTCTAATGTACGCCTACAAGCTACTGAATCAGAGAAATCTAAATCTGTTGGATTTAATATCTTTGGCATACAATGTTTCAATATAGCTCAACTTAAGGCTGATGAAACATTTAAAGCATTAGAGGATGCTGTAGCATCTCAGTCGCATCTTAGAATGATGATAAACCATGATTCTGAACAACATGCCACACCTTTGGTATGGATAGGTCAGAACTCAGGTAACACTCAGTCTAAAGAAGAAAAGCAAGAGCTATTCTCTTAGATGCGACTTATTGTTGAGCCCTCTTTGAGGGCTTAATAATAATTAATAATTAATCAAAAATAACTATGAGGTATAAAATGGAATATAAAGTAATTAATTTATTAAACGGTATGATAACAGTAGTGGTGGCTAAAAATGTTTATAGTGCATTAAAGAAAGGACAGAAACATTTTAGTGAACCTAATAGAACCAGAGTACCTGTTCAGGTATTCTAGGAGGTTATTATGAAAAATGATGCATTTTTTAACGGGATTGCAATAGTAGTCCCGTTATTAGTCGCAATTGGTATGTTTAAGCATGGTTTACCATATTTCTGGGCTCCATATCTATTTTCATTATTATGTTTGTGTAGATACACAGATTATTTAGAGACTAATGAAAAAGATGAGTATTTAGAGTCTGTAAAATATGATAATGTATTAGATGATGAAGTGAAAGAAGTAGATGACCTTCTTTTAAATGAGCAGTTTCACTCTTATCATAAAGCAGATTGTAATGAGTGTGGTTATGTTATTTGTGTTTGTAAACCAGTTGTTAATCAATAATTAATAAATAAGGCTGTGGATTTATTAGAGGATACTCGAAACCCGCTTGGGAAAGTACAGTATTAGTCTCGGTTCACAGCTTTATTGAAAATTAAGGAGTAATTAAAATGAGTGCTAAAGAAAAGTTTAGTGGTATTTTAGCAGTAGTATTATTAGTAACAATAGCATATTTATCAATGACTACAAAGACAGAAATTGTTAAAGAGATAGTAATTGATACATATGAGGTAGTTGTTAATGATACAATAACAGTAGCGTATGTAGATACTGTATGGAAATATCATACTTGGGAAGATGATATTATTAAAAATGATGATAATCTTATTGTAAGCATGAGTTTCTTGTTAAATATAGCAG